CGACATCGGGTCTACGCCACCCATCAGGTTGCGTGCGGCACTCACCGCTGCCTCACCTACAGGTCCCGTGCCTCCAGCGCCAAATAGCAGACCCAAAGGGTTTGCCATGTAGCGAATAACATTGGCAGGATTCCATGCGCCTGGTTCATCTTCTGGCGTTTCCTCGTACCCGCCTGCGGTACGTGCAAAGCGAGAATAAACAGGCTTAAAGACATCGGTCCACCACTGCTGTAGCAGAGCAGGATTAGCACGCACAAAGTCCAACCCCAGCCCATATCGATCCAACTCTACCAGGGTATTGCTGGGTGCGTTCCCATATAGATAGATGGGGAACAGGTCCTGGTAGCTGCCTAAGTCCTGTCCCTCAAGTCCTGTGCGTGGAGCGTAGACTGCGCCAGGATCGAACAGGGGCGCAGTAAAAGGCTCGGTGCCTGGGACTATAGCGCCCGTATCAGGATCGATGCGCGTGCCGTAGCTGCCGTAGAAGGTGCCTCGGATGCCTCCTGTATTGGGGTCATAGTATGCCTGCGAAATGTCGCGCTGCGTTTCAGCAAGCACATCATCGTCTACGATAATAGGCTCAGGTGGAGGAGGAGGAGGATCGCCATCATCTGTAGTAGCAACCTCATCTGTGGTATCATCCTCATCTGGCTGAGTCTCTGCTAATTCTTCCGCAGTAAGGACCTCCCCAGTCACCTTACCCGCAGGTTCCCCAGGTGCGCTGGCACCAAAAGAACCCCCAGGTTCCCCTGCCTGCAGGTCATACATAGACACATCGCCAGGCAAACCCTCGCCACTTATGAGCTTGTCTAACTGCTCATCGGTAAAGCTGAAGCGATTTGGAGGCAGCTGACCCCGCAGGTACTTGCGCAGCCCAGGCATATCATAATCGCCTGTAGTGGACCTGTAGTATGGCATAGCGAAATTGCCAGGTATGCCGAAGCTGCCTACGTCAACTGCCATCAGGAGACTCCTGCCTTGGGTTTGCGCATACGACCAATTGGCAGATACTGCAGGTGCGTATGTCTGATTCTAAAAGTTTCGTTGTTGTTATTGTTGGTAAACTGCAGGCTGGAGTGCGGATCATACCCACTCATGTCCAGGTCCGCACTCACCATGCGCAGCGACCCCAGCTTGCCTACGTCCACCTGGTCTGTGTCAAGCGTAAAGCCCGATCCTACCAGGTTGAGCAAGCCCGTGACACTGGTAAGACCTCCCGATTCCTGGGTGACCGTAACATCGTAATCGCCACTCTCATCGAAGTAGGTGCGGCTATAGAGCCAGCGCAGGCGTGTGTCACCTCCCTGCGGTGGAGGGGCACCTGTGATGAAATTGGCTGAGATGGCGCTACCCGCATCGTTGTCGTTGGTGCTGACCATATCGTAGAGCTTGCCATCGAACCCACCTGCGTGTGGCTTGTCGCTTACCAGCGCAGAGCATCCTCGCTCAAAGCCTGTATAAGGCCCCATCCATATCTCAAAGCGCTCGTTGTAGATGATGCAGTAGTTCATCTTGGTGTTGGAACCATAAGGGATGAAGAACCACACCTCGTTGACGCTGGGATAATAGACTGCGTGAATATGCGCTAATCGGGCACTGTTCATATTGGGCCAGAACCCATCATCCAGCGCATAGCTGATCTTGCGAACCTCATCACCCCCCTGCCACAGGTAGATGCCATCAGGCCTAACGAATAACTGGCGCTCGTTGGGCAGCGTCAGGCACGCTCGGGGTGCTATCGTCCCTGCCTGGGTGCGCTGCTGCAGCTGGAAAGGTATGCTGGCGTTGCCTGTAGGTGTAAGCGTATGGATGCCCTCGCGGGTATGTATCGCCAGCGCATTCTGCATCGGCACCAGGGCAGTGATGTCATCACCCACATTGTAGAAGTTGGTAGCGCCCCATGTCTCTATGTCCAGGATGTCACTGCGCCACACCCTATTGGGATTAGCATTGGTGTTGCCCAACCACAGGCGATTGTCCCACCAGGCAGCGTGGGAGGCATAATTGAACCGCGAGTCGAGGTCGAGCGCTGCGACATTGCCTGAGCCTGCCCATACGATAGGTGGGTTTACGCCATTGACTGCCACCATCCTATTGTTGTTAGAATCTTTCTCGCCTGTGGTTACAAACTCAAAGTTGTTGTCATCACCTGCAGTGATCGTCACAGACCCCGTGATGTCCTGCCATCCACTGTTGTAGTACTGGATCGTCGCGCCTGCGGTGATGACCGTGTAGTTGCTGGTGCTGTTATAGGCGTAGTCATGCACCCCTGTGACCGTGGGGGCACCCGATATAGCCGCTGCGCTTTCGTAGGAGGCAAAGCCCTTGCGCTTCTCTACCGCGCCTGCAGCATTGATTCGGCAGTTATTCATAGAGGTGCATTCGTTGGGACCTACATCCTCGGCAGGGCGATTATAAACCACACCCCCTGTCCAGGGACCCAACTGGATGCTACCCCCTTGATAGGCCATTAGCTAAGCGACCCCTCGACAGGCTGAAAGGCGAAGGTCACGCCATCATCCAGACGCTGCATACGATACCTTCGGTTACCATCGGACTGCCTGTTGACGTTAAGCGCTCTGTTGACCACTTGCTGGTATTCCGCGAACTCCAGCGTTGCCCCTTCGTAATCGCCCTTCTCCTGCTTGTAGAGTCGCGCTAAGCCGAAATAAAGCGCAGGCTGCAGGATGATGGGCACCTTGACATCCAAGCTGACTGCGTTGTCATCAGAGGTGTATTCGGGCAGGTAAGCGTAGTATCGGTAATCGATGTCCGTGGAACTGTCAGAGGGAGCAGGATATAGCTGCACCTTCTGATACCCTGTAGTCGTATCCAGCCCCACCATAACGACTGTGTTGGGTTCGCCTGTCTGCGATTGATCGGGATCTTGTACGTCGAGGAACTCGGAACCCTCGACGCGCATGGTGTAGTCTTGGCTCTTGTTGCGAAACGACAGAGCATAAGCCAGGTCAGAGGCGAGGCTGTATTGCTTCGTTTCAGCTATACTGCTCAACGTCCCGTAGATAGATCCCGATTGTTGCACCACTTCGCTGGTCTGGAAAGTGCCTGACTCATCTTTGACCACCAGCACCTTCGTAGAAGCATTCCAGGAGACTACCGTAGCAGTAGCAGCGCTGGTCTGCCCTGTCACCGTGCTGTTGGCTGTAAAGGTGCCCGTGTCAGAGGTCAGGGTGAACTCACGGGTGCATTGAATAGAGTCTGTCTTATGCAGCCACCACCAGGTCGCTTCACCTGCCAGCTGCTGCAAGGTTGCGTTGAGGTATATCCTCGCCTGCGTCTGGAAGTCTGTATTGGCAGTAGACAGTCCAGTGCGCGATAGGCCCATCTGAATACACTCTAATACCGTCATATCAGGTTACTCCAGGACCCATTCTCATACCCCTGAAATTTGTTTGTAGAGGTGTTATATACGACCATTCCATTGGTGGCCGATAAAGCATCTCGCTGCGTAGTGGTCAGAGTAGGTACGCTGAACGAGTCAGACAGGCTCAGCGTACCTACGTCTGCCGCACCAAAGTTTGCTGCTTCACCAAAGACCGTAGCAGCGTTGACGCTACCTGCTACAACCTGGTCCGTGCGTTTGTTCATTCCACCGCAGTAGCTGCCAGTGCTTCGGCATCAACGCCATCGATCTCAGCGTTGCGAGAGGAGTACGTCTGACCATCGTTCCAACGCTTCAGCCAGGCGCGAACCGCTGCCTCTCCCTTGTCCGCAACACCCTGCGGAGGACAGGGCTGGAAACCAGGAGCCTGGAAGGTGCCACCCCCATGCGCTGCCAGCACCTGCGCTGCGTCCGCATTCGTCTGCTTGCGCGGTGCTTTGACAGTTGCCTGCACCCCCAGCGCATCACGAATCTTCGCCTTTTGATCATCGCTTGCGCGTTCAAGCAGGTCGATGAGACTAGGTTCCTTGGGCGCTTCCGCTACAGGAGCAGCTTGCACTGCAGGCGTAGCTTCTGCGATAGGAGTGATTGCTTCGGGAGCATCGGGGAGAGGATTCTTCCTCGGTCTTGGCATGATTTCCTCGTAGTTAAACGAGAGGGGGCACAAAGCCCCCTCTCTCAGTGATACTAAGCGGTCAAACCTTGCAGCAAGACCCCTACATGCCCATTGTCATCTGATGCGTAAAGCGCAAAGCCTACAAGAGGCTCAGTCTCAGCATCTTTCAACTGAACATGACCAGCGTCACTGTCTGACAAGGTGAGATTGGCTCCTATTGCCAAAGCGCCATCACTAGCAATGAGAGCAACTCCAGCAGTTTGGAACCATCCGTAATAATTGGCAGTAAACGCAATGGGAGAAACGCCAGCTACGACATAATCGGTGCCAGAAGTTGCCGCCAGTACGTTATACCAAAGTGATCCTACGATTGCTACGTCAGTAGCAGTGGTCATAGTAACTTTGATAGGATCGTATAGTTCGATGTCTACCTTGCCACTGGTAGTGGCACCAGTGGCACTGTTGCTCTTAATGCGATAGCTGTGACCTTCGCCAGTTCCATCGCCACCGTCATTAGCAGTCTGGAAATAGCCACCTGCATATTGATTGGCGGTAACACTTGCCAGGGTTATCTGGAACTTATTAGACCCTGCAGCAGGGCTAAAGTCACCAGACGCAGCAATCACAATATCATCTGTCTCAACCAGTGCCGTGGCAGACAAATCTTGCGATACCAACTCTGCAGCATTGACCGCAGCAGCAGTGTATCCATACCGAAATACACGCCCATCTGCGAGTTCCAGCTTTTCGCCAATAGCATACTTGGGAGTCGAAGACTCCTCGTAGATGCCCTGGCCTGCGCGACTGCCAACGCCTTCGCCACCTATGCGATTATTAGCGAAGTTGTGATTTAAGTACGTTACATCCGTAAGTGCCATTGTTATACCTTTCCCCTATGGGCAGGGTTAAAAGAGGGGGCATTGGCTTGCCCCCCAGGTTAATTAAACCGTAGTAGAAGTCGTGATGTTATCCAGCACGCCCTGCCTACGCCTATTATTCGTCATAAGCTGACAACCCACTATTACGAACCCCACTTTGGCCTGCTGATTAGAGGGCTCTTTGAAGGGAGTCTTGGCGAAGTTCAGCCCTTCCTGCATCCGAAGTTTCAGATACTTGGTCTGCAACATGAACAACTGATGCTGACCTGCGGTGCCTGGGCTGTCCCGATCTACGATGAACTGTACACCTCGGAACGTAGCGTTCTGATTGCCATCACCAATTGCCTGATCAGTAGCAGAAGTGAAGCGATAGTAACCAGTGCCCTCAAAGATCGCTTCGTAATCCCCGTACACTGAGTAGTTGGTAATCAATAGATCAGGGGTATCATTCCCTTCGGAAACTTTGTTCCAAAGGTCACGCATCGCCAGGATGCCATTGTACATATCGGTGGACGATTCTTTCACCGAAAAATCTTCCGTCGAATACGTGCTATTGTAATCAACCCGCTTATTGTCCCACCAGGTGTTGGTGCCAGAGTTCACAGAGTGAACCGTGCCACCACTGCTGATCGAAGCGATATCCTGCAAGCCCACGATGGACTTACCAGACTGCGCACCCAGGAGGGCTGCATTGATCGTAGACATCGCACCCGTCATGGCCTGCTCCGTCTTCGCCGTCAGCAGCTTGATCGCCTTATCGCTGGCGCGATTTTCGATCTCTTCGGTCATCGAAATGACAATGGGCGTAGCGTTGTAGCGGAAATACTCAAACGCTGCCGTGATGCCATCCGTGCTGTCGGTGTCCAGGGTATCGTACCCATCGAACCAGGTCGAATCAGTTAAACTATAGAGCAAGTCTTCCTGAATTTGCTTTCCACCTTTGGACACTTCCATCAAGCCCTTCTTGCGAAAAGCAGCGATGGTGGGGTACGAGTTGCTGATGTTGTCAGTCAACCTTTTACGCTTGCTGCGCATGGTGGTTGTCCATGCAGCGTCCCAGGTTTCGGTAGTAGTTATTGCAGCCAACTTAACGTCTCACTTATATTTACGGCTATTCAAAGCCAAGGTTTTTAAGCTCGGTGACCAACTCTCCATCACTGAGCGGTGCCCCTTCGCCACTGACCGTCACCTGCGCTCCACCACTTGCCTGCCGCTTACTCGTACGTCGCGTAGTCTGGTCCGCTTGCCGCAGCGCTGCCGCTTCATCGGCCTTAACTCCACTCACCGTTTCATACGCTTCGGTTACCGTGTAGTTTGCGCCCGTATTTTTATTCGGCACTCCGATCAAAGCCTTGATCTGCTCCGCATACGGGTCCAGTGCTTCGCCATACTTATCCCGCGCCTCTTGCAGTTGCCCCGCAGCCTCTTTCACTCGGCCCGTCTGATGCTGTTGTGCCAGCAATGCGATGCCTTGCTTGAGTTGCCCCACTTCGGTTTTGAGATCCTCGTTGCCTGTTCCGATCTCCGTCTTGATGATCTGCCGCACCACATCGATGGCGCTGCTCTCATCAGGACCCAGCCGCGCACGTAAGTCCGCATAGGGGTCCTCCTGGGGTTGCTGCTGCGCGTTGTTGACCTGGTTTTGCAGGGCTTGCAGCATCTGCTGTTGCTGCGCCTGCTGCTGTTGTTCAAACTGCCTGCGTTGATCTGCCAGGTCCTGCGTCTTGCGCGTGTAATCGGCCTGCTGTGATTTCGCAGCATCGATGACTGCGTGGTACTCAGTAGGCACATCGGATTTATCTTGGCGTGCCCAATCGGTCACACCACTCGGATCGAAAGCAGCAGCTTGTCCATTGGAGCTTGCCGTGCTTGCACTGCTCGTATCCCCTCCCAGGTCTGCCGCAAAATCATCAGACCCTTCAGTGGGAGAAGCAGATTCAGTCGCAGCTACTTCACTGGATTCTACTACTTCGGTCACTTCACTCATTTGCTCACCTCACTCATGTGCGTTGCTGGGCGCATCGGCCCAATCGCTTTGCAGCGTGGGAGTCTTCGGGGGTTCTACACGATGGCAACGTGATCCTTTAACAGGGTCGTTGCTCTCCTGTATGTTGTACTTCTTCATTATGCGCTGCTTGTCGGAATAGCTGTTGATATACTCCGCAACGCCTGGCTCAAACTTTCCATAGAGACTGCTGTGCGTCAGGTGTATCTGGTTCCTGCCTTTGTTGGCAAAGTCCTGCACCATCGTGTTGCCCAGGCACGCCTTGCACTTGCGCTTCTTGGGCACATCGGAGGCACGGTGATACCAGATGTCCTTCTCTTCTTCTTTACACGTTTTGCAATACCAATCGTAGGCTGGCATTATTGCTCCTGATTCGCCATATATGCTTCTGCGGCTGCGCCTGCACCTAATGGGAGAACAATAGGGGCGGCGCTGCGAACTATATTTTTGCTATTCTTAGAATACGTGCCAATATTTCCAGTTTTTGATTTCAGCTGTGACGAATCGAACAAAATAACTTCATCAGGCATATCTTTACTTAACTTGAAAATTTTGTCATGCTCTAAGCGCACGGTTTCTGGATACCACAACCAGATACTGTCATAACCTGCATCTTTAATTTCTTCTTTTGCTTCATCTGTAATTAATTCTGGAAACTCTTTATTCCCTGCAGCAAAAGCATCCTGTGCCCACTCTCTATCGTCTGGATTGTCAAGAATGAGTGGCCTTTCAGAGTTTACATATAAGGGCATTAGATTTGCACCAGGCCGATTTTCGCTATAATTATGCGCTGCTGGGATTTTATTCGGACGCAAGCTGACCCAAATAGCATCACCGCTTTCTCCCGTGTATGTTCGCTTTGTCCCATCGTGCTGATCATACACCGTTTTTGGCAAATTCTTCCAATTTGGATCAAACTCGTCAAAGTCACCTGTTGTTCCATGATATGCGGTCACAGGTTCATCTGTGTCCCAATTCCGCAACTGCGATTTTGACAAATAGCGTTCAAGGTTTTCAGGCATCGTTACTTTAGAGCTTGGTAGCGCCATGCCCATTAGCACAGGACCTGTCATCTTGGTAGCTGCGGTACCCAGCTTGGTCAATAACCCCCCTGCGCCTGTAAGATCCGATATTGACATCTCCTCCCCTGTGCTTAAAGGATCTTTCAGCGCTCCTACAACAGCACGCCCTGCCGCTTGTGCGGCTGTGCCTGGGTCTGCTGCGGCTTGTGCCACCATCGTTTTCAATTGCTCCACTTGAGGTTCGCGCATCTGCAATAGTGCGCCTGATGCCTGCATTGGATTGGCGATAAGCCAGCGAGGTATCAACTCTGCAAAGCGCTCCAACTCATTCTCGGCTTGCAGACTGCTCTCCAGCGTCTGCCCAGCCCCTTCCAGCCCTGCGCCCAGCTGCGCCATCAGGTCAGGTGCGCCTGTGGGGTAGTCGTATGGACTCGCCTGACGCAGCAGCGCTTCGATGATCTCCCGATCTGCCTGGCTGGACATCGACCCCTCGGCTACTTACAGGTCTGTCCCTGTATGCCTGGCGTTTTGCCTGCTTTGCCAGGGTTGCCATAGGTGTATCCCGTAACCTTGCGTCCCGTGCGCTTCGCCTCTCTACGAGCGGCTGCGCGTCCCTTCTTGTCATAGCTGTAATGCTTATCACCAACCTTGGGCATCAGTTTTGGTCCGTGTTGAGGTTTACGGTTTGCCCCACGCGCTGCGCATTGGAGCGCACTACACTTTGTAGGGCACTCGCCTGCGCCTGGACGTTGCCGCCATCGCGTGCGCTGGGTATCGTCTTGTCGCTTTGCTGCATCGGCTGGCCTTGCGCCTGTCCCTGCAAGAACTGCTTATGCTGCTGCGTGTGTGCCTGCATAAGCTGCTGAAACTGTTGTATCGCCTGCGGGTTCAGCTGCATCTGCTGTTGCAGGTACTGGGTGACCGCTGGGTCTTCGCCAGCCTTGGCATGGGCCTGCAGGTGCGCCTGGTGATCCTGTGCAGGCAATACACCTGGGTCCTGCTGGCGTGCGGCCATGAACTGGTTCTCCAGCTGTGCGGCACGCACCGCTTCCTGGTCTGCAGACTGCTTGATGAACTTGTCCATGTCGCTAACGCGAAAGGCACGCAGCACCAGCTTGATCACTTCGGAGCGATTGACTTCGGGCATCTGGAAGAGGTAGTTGGCTAAGGCCAGCGTATCCTCGCGTTCCAACTGCTCAAAGAGGGGGCGCATCGATTCGGTTTCGACCTCTACCTTGAAGCGCACCTTGAAGAGGTCGCTGGTCACCGCTTCGTAGATGGGGTCGTTCTCCCCTTCCGCTACGTTGACGATGAACTTCTCGGGCGTGTAGCGCATATCAGCCATGATGCGGAAGGTGTTGTAGACCACCGCTTCGTAGGCTTTGCCCACCTCGGCAGACAACCACTCCCTGTTCTGCGTCCCGAAAGAGGCGATGAGGGATGCTTCGGTAGCGGTGCGCCTGGGACCACCCCCTAGCGCCATCTGCGATACCTGCAGCACCTGCTCTTCGTAGTTCCGCATATCAGCTTCGTACCCCAGCTGATCGGGCGGCGGGTTGCCCATCTGCATCTCGCGGAATCCATTGTTGACATCGGATACCCATATGACCTGCCCATCGCGTGCGCGAGTCAGCTGGTCAGAGATGTTGGCATTTTCCTCGCGCTCCGCACGCTGCCCCAGGATGATGCGAGGGTAGCGCTTGAGCAGGTCCGCACGCCTGGATACCGAATCGACAATAGCTTTCTGCTCATCCTCGACGTAGCTCATCATCGGCAAGCCGTAGAGCGACTCTTCCGACAAGTCGAACTTTATCGCGTGGTAGGGAAAGCCTCCCTGCACCAGGTAAGAGCCTGTGGGGTTGAACTCGCCCGTCATCATCATCTCGCCCGTGAAGGGGTCCTGCTGCATCACAGGTTCCTGCTCCAGGAAGGGATGGTCGATATCCTCTATGGGTTGATCGACCCCCTCGGCAAAGACGATGCGCCTGCGATGCACTCGGTCATGCACCTCATAAAGAAGCGCATAATCGCCCAGGTCCTTAGCCTGCTGCACCGCATTCTCTTCTTCCTGGTTGGAATACTCCTGGTCCTCCAGGTCGTAGAGCGTTTCCTCACTGTCTGCTGTCGCATTTATCGCAGTCACCTGCCTGCGGTTTACGAAGCGCTCGTCTTTTTTGACGAACTCCAGGGGCACCAGCATACGCTCAATGATATACCGCGCATGAGAGAGCTTGTGAGGAGGACAAAGGGGGTCCACAAAAACATTGAAGGGAGGCACCCTGCGCACAGCAACCATATCGTCTTGCAACGAGTCGTTGACTACGTAGGGCGCTAAGAGATCATCGCCAGGGGCGTTATAGTCGAACTTCAGCCACCCCAGCGAGCAGTAGAGGGCATCGAAGATCGCCTGCTGCATCTCCTGCTTGACCTGCATCGTTTCCATTGCCGCATTAGCAACGCGCTCCAGGATCTCGGCCTGAAACTCGCGGTTGGGGTTCTCGACGCGCAGGAAAACGTGCGGGTAGTTATAGGCGATAGAAGAGATGATCTGCCTGGTCAAAGGATAGAAGCGTGAGATGCGCACCACCTGGTCCTTGTCCAGGTCCGCAACCTCAAACTCCATGCGATACATCGCCAGCAGCTTACGCCACTCCTTGTGCTTGGGGTGCATAAACTTCTGCGCGTTATCGATGCTCTTGCGCCAGTACTGTACGTCTTCGGCTTTCAAGCGTATCTCCCGTAACTCATCGCATGGTCATTCATGGCACTGTCGATGACGTTATCGCCATTGAAGGGATCGGTGTTCACGGGCGTGG